TTAATATAAAGACCATTTACTGTCTTTGGGTAAAATTCTAATACCGTGTCAATGCTGAGTGCATTGTAATCATTATTTGAGCAGGTGGCTATTGTACCATTTCCGACAGCATTAATTGCATTTACGAGTTCGGAAATTGTAGTTACCGCAGATTTTAATATAGTATTTCCGTCGGAAAAAGTGAAAGTTGTCCCGTCGTATTTCAAAGTAATAAAATAGCTGGAATTGGATAAACCAATTGCTCCCTGTATATTTGTTGTAAACGCAGTAATACTATTAATGGGGTAATCTGGCAGGGCAAGGATATAATTGTCAAAATAATATAATCCGCTGTAATCAGCAGCCTCTAAAGCCCTTCTGGTATAACTTTTAATATATTTATCAGCATACGATCTGAAATTATCAAGCTGAGTACTATCATCTATAATTACACTATCAGATGTAATCGATGCAGCGGCAGAGCTATCGGCTGTAAATCCTATATAAATCCCGGCTGTACTATCAGCATTAATGTATTGAATAGTTTGAGCAACAGCCTTAGTTGCTATGGTGAATTTATAAGTGGTTGTGCTCCATGTAACCGTAATCAGGGAATCAGAAAAAGCAGTTCTCATTAAAGCCTGAATAGCAGCGGCAAGAGTTACCGGAAGATAATTGTCCGGGGTTAAGGTTATAGATGTAGTAACCCCACCAGTGTACTTAAAGTTTAGCGTCTCGGTTATATCGGAAATGAAAATACCAAGATTATCAACTTTACAATAAGACTTAACTTCTGACAGGGTTACTAACATCTTTATCTCCTATGTTCTACGCTGTACTACATTGATGTAGTCAACATACATTACTGGACTAACGGCGCTTCCGTCTGTCTGCATGATCAACGTTGGTGTAAGCTGGGTGTCTGGTAGATAATCAGTTTCAACATTTGAAAGGCTGACTTCTGAATCATCTATATAGCAAGTTAAGTTAAGGTCACCGTCCAGTTTCAGTCCTACTTTTACATAGGTATCTGATACGAGGTCAGCGATCTCATCTGATCTTTCAGTTGCCCCATTTGACGTGTACAGGCTGTAGGTTTCTGCGTTTCCGGTTTCAATACCTAAACCAAGATACTGAGTGCTGGCGTCCAGATCACCGGCTAATAAAAGCTGAGTTCCAATTTCTGCCAAGCCAAAGAACATTTGTGCTTTACTGGCACCTGTTATTTTAAATCTTCCCTCAAACCATAATTCCTTATCGGAAGCAGGGGTGAAAGATTCACCTAACATTTGCAGTTGGCATCCATGATGCTTCGTTACAGCATCAGAATCAAGCTTCAATACTCCACCAGTTAAATCCTGTAATCCGATTGCACCGGAAGAACTCTGGCTATATACCCAACCACCAAGTGCAGTAGATGACTGATAACCAGGGACATTTACAAAATCTTCATTCAGTTGGTGGAATAAACCAGGATTAGAAAGCATCGCAAGACGGGGACAGTCAGTCCATACACCATTATTGGATCTAGGGTTGTCCTTTGTGAAAAAGGTCAAATTGCCTTTACGATATTTTGATTCTAAATCATACATAATACCCCCTTAAGTCAGAAGGTTAACATGATCATATCCACCATGACGGTTAACTACAATTGCTGTAACTGATAAGAAGTTTGTGCTTTCTGAGCTTGCGGTAGTGTGAACAGCAACCCAGTCCATATTGGAAGTCAGGGTAAGTGCTGATGGGTCAAGCTGAATAACTACAACCTGATCTGCCACATCCGTTGACAGCGTCACGGTAGCTGCGTTGGTACCTCTGGTCAATTCTGAACTTGAAGAAATATCTTCGCTATACCAGTAAGGCATAGTGTTGACAACCGGAGTTGCTCCGGCACCGGCAGAACTTGTTGCCTGATAAAGAGAAACCACAGTTGCATGGGTTGCAGCCTGTTTGAATATGCAAACAAACCAGATCATTTCTGCTTTTGCACAGTTTATATACGGGGTAGTGATAGCCGAGTTGGTCGTAGTAGGCGGTTCAAGTGCTACGACTGCTGGTGCTTCTGGTAAAAAATTAAACATCATAGCCTCCTTATGACCTTGTTGCTAATGAAACGATTGGCGCCAGGGTATCTCCATTTGCAGGAGTGAATACCTTATTCTGCCACATGTGACCATCTGCACGGTACATAACCCGCAACAGAGATTTATTATAAACGAAGTATACTTCTTTTGACCATTCAGCAGAACCAGACTTTTCGATAGCCAAGAACTGAGATGGATTAGCAAGAATGATGTCACCCTCTGTGCCCAAAGCCTTACAGAACTGAGTGTACTGGATCGGAACACCAAACAGGGTTCCCATTGGTGCAGATGAAAGTCCACCAGGAGGCATATAAACTAATGCTCCGGCAGTTCCAGAAGCTATGTTTAGTTCTATAAGCTGAGGAAGGATGGTCTGATTCGCCATGAAAATAGCTCCGTTCAGATATTCCATATTGAATCTGGCAAACATCTTAGTCAGGTTAGCGGTAACGATAGTAGCTGCTGTTTGATCATCTTCTTTGGTGATCGAAATCTTACAGTTGGCATTTAACATACCCTGTGGTTTTCCTACACCATCACCATTGATAATTACATTATCCATTGAAAGAGCAATAGCATTACTTGCCATAGTCTCGATTAGTGGTGCAATGGTTACGGGAGAGTCCTGTAACAGGTCATTGGTGATAGGAACCAGAGTCATGTTGTCATGCAATCTGAAATTGATCATATCAAAACGTGGCTGAACCTCTGTTCCAGTTGACCCTTCCTGTACCCAGTAATTAACGATGCCGCCATAATAGCTGTCATCGGCATTAGTATAATTACTGATAGAAGGCAAAGAAATGCTGTTTCCCATTACAGGAAGTTTGGTTGCACGGCTCCAAATAGCACTTTTCTTTTCTGCAAGACTGAATAGCTGATTAGAGTATTCGGGTGGAACTAATATCCCACCATCTCCGCCAACACGGGTTTCCATCAATGCCTTGATCTGAGCAGCCTTTTCGGGGTCTTTATCCAATGGCATTCTGGAACTAAAGAGAGCTACTGACTTGGTAAATTCACCAATATTAGCAAACCCTCCGGTCCTTTCCATATCCAAGGTTTTTTGTGACGGTGTAACCATTGCACTTTCCATCTTTGCACCAATAGATTTTACAATACCCTCTACGGCTTTTTCAACCGCTTTGTTTATCATATCATCTAATCCTGGCATATCTGGATCAGCAGGAGGTGAACCACCACCGGCATCGCTTCCTTCTGTGTCTTTATCCATTAAAAGCTGAGTAGGAAGGAAATTAAATAAATCATTCATAATTAATTCTCCTTTAGATAGACATGCTTATTTCTGGTATCTCCAGTTTTACCCTGATACCTCCAAAACATTACATCCTACCAAGTTTTTTGTTGATTAACGCTTCAACAGCAAGGGCAACCCTTCTGTTAATATATTCTTGATTAATTCCACCTTTCTGTTCTGGCTTCTTAATCATGTCTTTAGTAAATGCCTCTATCGTTGACTGCAATACAATATGATCTGCCTGTAACTGATTAACTACTTCCTGTAAATCATTTATCTTATTATGCAGAAATACACTTTCAAATATCTGATTAAGTTCTTCTGACTTGAACTCGATCTTGCCGGACTTAATAGCTAAAGCCAGTGCATCTGGATTAGATGGAACCGGAACATCTGAATGTTCAAGCAATAAGCTGTTCTCATAAACCACTTTTGCAAGTTGAAAATTACCTTTATCTACTCCATAGGTTTCAGATAATCTTGATATTTCTTTCTTCCATTCCTTCTCTTCAAAGTCACCTTTATAGATGGTTTTTGTGGGAATGAAACCAATAGAACTTGCCAGCGGCATATCTTCCATGTGCATATTGAATATATCATTTGCCAGTACATGTGTGGCATATTTCTGTTTTGCCAGCAGCCCTATACCGTCTGATTTTATCCAAAGGTCTTTTCCAATAGGAAGAACAGGATTACCACCATCAAGCCAGGAATTACCATAATTATGAGCATAAAGTATTATGGGATTCTTAACGAAATCTCTCAGGTCAACTCCCTGTGAAATAACTATCTCATTACTACGATCAAGTGTAGGTTTAGAGACATATTTTACAACTGTCCTTTCTTCCTCATTGGTACTTTCCATTTTTATTTCAGATGAAAACGAACTCTTAAACTCAACTTCTTCTAATTGAAATTCAGCTTTTATCCGGTTCGCTCTTTGGGTCATTGTTTCCATTGGCATCTCCTGGTACTATTAAATTTCCACTGCTATCTATCATCATATAATTAACCGGAGTATAATAATTATCTCCGGATTCTCTTGGCGGTCTGCCTTCTTCTTTACGAACTTCATTGGGATTAAGTATACCCCACTTAACAAACTCTATCTGCTTTTTCAATATAAATGAATTATCTTCTTTTGCCGGGTTATCAAATGCACAGAATATCCTTATCCCATCAGCCTGTGGGTATAAAGGAATAATACTTTGGTTTATCTTGTCAGAGAATAACCTGTTCCTGGGGTCTATTGTCTGTTCTTCATAGGTATTGCTGCCGGTTTCTGCATTAGCCTTATTCACATTCTCCACATCGATCATAGAGATAGGAACACCATAAGCTCTGGCAATGTCCTTATCAGTTTTCTTAGTAATCAAAGCATCAAATAACATCTGCGGACTAACCGATACCGCATTAAATTCAAGCCCATTATCAAGTAATGGTGTCTGCCCTGCATTACGATAGCCACTGTATTTTTTTAGTTGTTCGGAAAGCCTGTCAAATGCTGTCTGGCTCAGGTTTTCTTTTGTTCCGAAGTATCCAGATAAAGCACCCATGTTCTTAAAAATAGCGGAGGCATACTTAAGGGCATAAGTATCAAGATTTACACTGTCAACGCAGGCTGATAATGGGCTTCTTCCAACAGCCATATTAGATGGGTTGGGGAAACGGCAATGAAAAACATTAGAACCCCTTAGCCTCTTTAATCCTGATGTAGTTCTATACTCATATTCTTTGATATAGGCTGTCTTGCCTAATATCGGGGTAATGTTCTGAGAAGGCAAGATATATAATTCCCTGGGGATACCCAAAGCGTCTTTTTTAATTTCCCAATAATCATTGCCGGTTAGCTCCATGAATAAATCAGATAATTGTAAAAACTCTGTGTAGGCAAATTCTTTATTGGGTCTATAAAATAATTCCAAAAAAGGGTGGTCTGTTATTTCTGATAGATCGGTATCTGCTGAATATAGTATCTCTGATTTTGTCACACCCGGTGATCTATTGAGAATATCATCCCTATATGTTTTATCCCTAATAGCAAAGCCAGGAAACGACTTACTTTTATATCCCTTCGGAGCCATCATATACAAATGAAGCTTCTGTCTAGACATAACATAAGCGTTTTTCGTTGCACAGGCATAAACAAGGTTTTTATAAGCTGCAATTAACGACTCAGGGTTATTCGGAAAAATATCGTCAGATTGTGCCCAAGCCCTGATCAACTCAAGACCTCGTCCCTCCTGGTAAACTGCCTTTTCCTTAGGCTTCAAGAAATTTAAAATTCCCATAGTCACCTCTGCGGTATTACAAAGACTATATGTGAAAAAGCGTCAAGATAAATTAATTATTCGTAAAAAATACCGCCAACCATTCTTATATGCGGAGTAACGTTTCCTATCCTGTAATTACCATGAACACCATATCTAGCTGCATCACAGGCATGATCAAATTTGCCAACTGGCTCTTCAATGGAATTGCCATTCCGATCTTCTTTCCATTTATACATATAGAAATCATTCCAGGTCTCAATATCTTCAGCCCTTATATGCAGTGTGAAGCTCTTTAAATAATCAATTCCTGCCTTTATACTTCCATGTCCTTTAATGGCACCAACTGCATTGAAACCCTTTAATTTGACGTCCTTATAAGTTATTTCCTCATCTCTTAAGGTTGCTATCTTATCAGGGCTGGCTGAATCGCAATAGATAATCTTGGAAGTAGAATATCCGATCTCTGTCAAATATGCCTTAAGTTCAACCAAAGTCTTACCCGGCTGATAATATATCTGCTTAAAATAAATATCAAATCCATCCTGGTAAATATCTAATAATGCCATCGGGTCATGTGTCCCGAAATCAAGTCCAGCATATTCAAATTCCCATTCATCTTTAACCGGAATATCTTCTATCTTTTTGATATTGGTATATATTTTGTTCCTGATGTCAGCATAATCGCCCAATGCGTAGATGATATAGAAAGACTGATCCTTAAGTATTAACTGTTCAAGCTGTGCCCTTTGAGCAATAGGAAGGAATCTATTCATTTTGTAATTACTGTGCATTACGTCAGTCCGGTACTCATAGATGACCTTATTGCCCTTTTCATCTTCAACCGGTATCCTGTCTATCTTGGAATAAGTAAATTCTTCTTTACGATACCATTCATTGTAAGTCCATTTCATCTTATCAACCGGATTGAATGAAGCTATCAGTTGCAGGTAGGTTGAGCATTTACCACGCAATCTAACCAATAACTGCATAAAATCTTCATAATCAAATTCAGTACACTCCTCCATCCAGATGCCGGTAACATTCTCAATAGACTTAATCTTTTCGGGATTATCCAATCCAGTAAATACAAACTTCGCACCATTGTCTTTAAAGGTTAATGACATAGGCTTTTTACGCATATCAAACCTGTCTCTAACTCCCCAGGCATCTATTGTGTCATTAATTAATCTCCACGCAGATTTCTCAAGAGAAGGCTCAAATTTACGCAGGATAACAAAGTGATGGATAACCTGTTGAGACTCCGCTATTAATCTATATACCAATTTCTGTGCAGCCGTCCATGACTTTCCCGATGATCCAGAACCCCACAACACTAAAACATTAGCATCGCTGAATAGATAGGGATAAAAAGCTTTATTCATTATCCTAGGAAGTCTGGAAAAATCATAGGTTCTCATGCTTCAAACTCCTCATCAGTAGGATTAAGCGGTGGTGGTATAATATAGACTTTATCTTTTGCATACATTTCTTCCTGTAATTCTGTCCT